CAGCAACTTATGCAAGAAATGCAACAACGCGCTGAGATCAATGACATGCAGGTACCACAGGCTGTATCCCCTGGGACACAGTTTCAAATGCAAGGACTGGAACATACATTCTTGAGGAACTATACAAAACCACAAAGTTATATGTCTCAGATGATGCCAGAGTACGACCAATACTTATCTCAACTACGGAATCCGTTGGGATAATATGAACCCACTAGAAAAAGCACAAGACCTAGTAAAGCAATACCAACGCGGCTACCAGAAAGCTGATATTACTCAGCGCCAAATGATCAAGGAAGGCCTTGGTTATGGGCAAAGTGTTTTAGATCCGCGCTTTAAATCTGAAATTGCAAAACGCGGCATTACCGCCAGAGAAACACCGGCACAATTTTTGGGAGCGTATACATCTCGTTTATTGATCGATGCTGCTAACGACGGTACTCGTACGTACTGGTGGCGTTGGAACCATCCTCTAGCAATTGCCCAACGCGTGGTAGAGCTTGGGGTCAACCCAAGTGTTATCAGTTCTCCCAGTGCCAGGGCAATTGCAGCAATCGGCATTGCAACACCCGCCCTTGCGGCCGCTGGTACATACGACATTACAAATCCGGAAGAACAATTCCGTCCCAAGGGGTATGCGCAATCTTATTCCCCTAAAGGCACTGACGATCGCCGGCAAACTGCACAGCCCACTCAAGAGATATTTGAACGTTTCTTCTTGGGACGCACTGGTGATCCGTTGAAATACGAAACAGCTAAAAAAGAAATTCCCAGCCTGACTCCACAGCGTTATGGAAACTATATGAATTTCCTTTACCAGGATAAAGGTTTACTAGGACTTGGGATTATCAAGGGCACAAAAGAAAACCTTGAAGGCAAACCTGAAGTTCGCATGTTGGGATATCCGGTCAACATTCCGATGGTCGGGGGTTTTGCCACAGGATCGCTTGCAGCAACCCTTGCAGCACGTTCTGGTGCCACCCCACGGCAGAAAGCTATCCGTGGCATTGTAGGCGGCATTACGGGGTCCCTGGGAGGCGTTGCAGCAGGTAATGTAATTAACGAATCTATTGCAGCTGGAAACCGTCCGCAACTCCCAACAGTTACAGAATACCAAAACATAAGTTCTGATAGAATTTAAACAATAAGAATATATTCGTAGGAATGGCTGACGTAACCGGAGGATATACTGGTTCACCAAACGACGAACGTTGGACACGTCGTGGTTCTGGTGCCGGTAAGTTTCAACCTCCTGCCACTTTAAATAGTGCCGCCCAAGCTCAAGGCATGGCTAATGAGTGGCTAAGGGGCATGATGGGCAGTCTTGGTTTAGGTGCACCAGTACAGACTGTAGTAACGGGTGATGTCGGGGTCACCACAGTTGAACCAACTTACGGTGGTGCCGGACGTGGTTCGGGAGCGGGCGGTGGGCGCGTTACAACTGGAGCCACTGGTGGTGTTGCTCCTGGTGGCCCCCCTCCTAGTGGTCCGGGTGGTCCTCGGGGTGGCATCTTCACGACAGCAACTGGAGCCCCTCGCCCAGGCTTTGGTCGAGCAGCGTTTTTAGGTGGAACGGCATTTGCTCTTCCAGCTGTTGCAGCTGAACTGGAAGCTAATCGCCCTTTGGGAGCAGCGGCTGCTCTTGGTACAGGCGCACTTACGGCAGGCATTGGAGCAACTCTTTTAAAAACTCGTAATCCATTGGCCATGGCTGTTGGCGGTGGGCTACTGCTTGCAGGCCAACCCTTAGCAAGCATGGCTGCCCGTGGTGCAGAGGATACGAGACAAGAAATTACAGGAAAACCTACAAATAAAAGAGAGGAAGAATTTGCCACTCAGATGGCAATTAACCGCCAACTGGCAGAGCTTGGCATGACTCAATACCGCAACAATTTAAACCTTGACCTTAGCGCCACTAAAGACTTTAGCAAGTTTGCTGCTGACTTAGAATACCGAAATACACTACGTAATATGCCACTGGTCAACCAAATGAAGAATGCTGAAGCGGTACGCATGCAATCACTCATTGCTTCACAAGGTAATCAGCTTGCACGCCTAAACCTCTTAAGCACCGCTGGTAACCTGGCGCAAGGTGCACAAAGTCAAGGCGGTGAAACTCTGCGTACTATGCTTACTTCTAATCCTTACGCAAACGCAGTACTGAGGCCTTGACAATGGCTTACTCTTTTCCCGGTTCAAACTTACAATTTAATCCTTTTGATACCAAAACGGATCTTACAACTTTTAGATACGCAGATGCCATTGCTGCTCCGCAAAGCATGACTGAAGGTCAGTTTATGGGAAGATTACTTCCCGGCTTCTTAGGTATGATCGAACAAAATCGATACAACAATAGCCCAGCGGGGATGAAAGAACTACTAGAACTAGGAAGGCAAGACGCACGTGAAAAAGCAAAACAACAATTGATGTGGGGTACCCTTGCAAAACTTCCTGAGACTGTTGCGACAGCTTTTGGCGGTGGTCCCAATGCACAAGAAAGATTCCGCCAAGGCATGGGCGCTATCCCAGGGATCTACGCAAACACCCTAGCAAGCTACCCACAAATTCAAGTACCTGGCACAAGCATTCAACAGAATCGATACTTTACATAGTGTAAAATAAACATATGACTGCAAAAGCAGGGAAAAACTCAATGACCTTTGGATGGGATACCGCAATATTAGGCGCCGGTATGGGGCTCCAAAGCATCATGGGTGCTTTTGGCCAGCAATCAGCAAATCAACTTAATGCCAATATAGCCAACGCCCAAATGGCGGCGCAGGCCGATGCAATTGTTAATGCCCGTGAAACACAAAAGGGCAACCTTGGCATGGGCATATTTAATCAAGTTTATGGAACAGGAACGGGTGCAGATCTAGAATTTGGTCGTCAACTAGCAGCTAAACGTAAGCAATTTAGTGAGTTTCTTCCAAAACAAATGGGTTTAGGCAGAGAAGAAACCCGTTGGAACACAGCCTTCCAAACATCTCCCGAATCCCTGGAAGCTTCACGTCGGGAACGCATTGGTAATCTTCAAGAAAAAATTGCTGGTTACGCAGCACAACCAACAGGAATGTTTGGTCCAATTAGGCGTATTAACATTGAATCACTAGCAGGTTAAACCATGGGTGGCAGTGCTCCTTCAGTAACATACAATCCTCCTCCAAAGGATGATACCTTTGCAAAATTCCTAGAGTACCAACAAAAAAAAGAATCTCTTGCTGATGAGCGAGCGGCAGCAGAGAAGGCAGAACAGAAAGCTGCCGACGATGCCCGTAAAGCAGCAGGTGCCGCTGGCTATGCAGGATTACGTCAAGGTGTAACAAACCAGCTCCGTCAGGGCCTGGTGAGCTACGAAGACGCAACTTCTCGTCTGCGTGATTACGCTACAAAATATGACATGACTCCGCCCGAGGAGGACGTCACAAACTTAACCGATATCTATACCAAAGAACTTCTCCCTGGTCGCCGCCAAACTGGCATTGGTGCAGCGTACGAAGAAATCCTTGGGCGCCAAGCAACAGAAGAAGAGAAAACAAAAGCAACCGAACGCTTCAACCAAGGGTATTACACGTCTAACCAAGACTTGCGCGATACTCTCTACAAAGGAACTGAGTACCAAAAGAAATTTAACCAGAGCTACCTGGATAATTACTACGATACAAAATACGGACAACAGTCGGTTAACGAAAAAGGAGAACGGACAGGCCAACGTACGTTTAAATTCTCAAAAGATCTCATGCCCACAATGGGTAATGTGCAAGCCGGGGATCTTGCAAAACGTACCGGTATAGCAACACCAAACTTTGGGGACAGTTTCCAGGGCACTCCTGCCGAGCTGGAAGAAGCGCAACAAAATATCCGCGATAGTCGCCAATTTCTGTACAGTGCTGGCCTGACAAACTTACAAGGCGAGATTGACAAAGAAACACAGAAGTTGAAAACAGAAGGCTCCAAGGAATTAGCCAAGATTCAATCGCAAGGGAGCATTTATAATTCTCTTGTTGGCAGTTTTAATTTCTAAAATTAAAATTGCTATAATTGTTTTACTACCAAAAAGGTATTCCCATGTCTAGCACCCCCATCGGTCAAGGTACTGCCGACGACTACTTTGATATCACTAAGTTTGAAGAACTGCTTAATCGCCTCGAAGGTTCCAAGGGTCGTCAACAACGTCAAAAATCCCTGGAATCACGCCGTGACATCTTTGCCCAAGGCCTCGCTGGCATGATGGGCAACTTCTGATTTTTTTTCATTGCTTATAACCCATGGCCACGACCGGCGCCGATGTTCCCATTGATCAATCCAATGCTGATGATTGGTTTGATCTAGATAAATATCGTCAGGCTGCTGGCGTGGCTTATGAGTTTTCCAAGAAAAAAGCAGAGGATGCAGGTGGACAAGAACGCGAAACTATCGGTAAGGGAGCACAAGAGCAGCGAACCTCTGCTGGACAACAGCAAGAGTTCAAACAAAAAGACGAAGAGCGAGACTACGGTCAAGCCCAACGAGCTTATCGATATTGAGGTATTTGATTTCTGGGTTGACGGTTTAGACTGCTCAGTCCAGGAATCATTCCTTGGTTTTGCTTCAGAAAACTACTCAGTAATTGAAGTCTTCCTCTATAGCCGTTTCCTTGGTTATAAAGGGAGTATCATTGCGTGTGAATCTTGGGTAAAAAGTAAGTACACAAAACCAGACCATCGTAAAACGCTGCTATACGAAATTGCAGAAATGCAAGAAGACATTCGTAAGCTACGTGAATCGATGGAAGAGAATGTCGTCAAGCGTGACCACGGTGTTGCGCGTATTGCCGGCATGCAACGAGAGTTGCGTAGTACTATTGCACAAGTAGAAGAATTTACGGCAGTCAAAGATCGCAAAGGTCTGTTGATGGCTGGTGCCGATAGGGCAATGCGTGAGATCATGTTCATCTTCAAGGATGACCCAATTGAACTCCCCCTGGAAGAAGCCACGATGAGTGTGTGGGCCAGGATGCAACTGGAAGAATAAACAACAGTATACTTAAACAAGAGATACCTTCTGATCATGGCAGCAGAGAAAAAGTTTGTACCTGGTAAGGGCATGGTCCCCGCAGGCAAAGGAGAAGTTGGCAAGAAAGGTGCCGTTCCTCCCGCCAAAGGTAAAGGCGCTGTGCCCCCCGCTAAAGGTAAGGGTGCTGTTCCTCCTGCCAAAGGCAAACCCATGCCTCCCAAGAAGAAATAAAAATGGCCAAAGGCAAAATGCCTCCTCAGTTTCTTGAATACCTCAAGAAAAAAGAAGCAAAGAAAGAGGATGGTACTGAGATGAATGATAAGGAAAAGCGTAAAGCAGCCCTTGAGAAGGCGCGTAAATACAACGAACAAAAACAAAAGCGAAGTAAAAAGGGTTAGTATTCAATAGAAGTTTGAATACCTGTTGTGCCGTCCTATATTCATTTAGCCCATCGACGTAATGCCAGGGCGGCATCCAAGAACTTTAAGGTAAAAGAAAATAAAAACGAGCACCTTCTTGAAAGAGCAAGGGAAGATTTTGGGTATTTCTGTGAGTACGTAGCAGATAAACCACCGGCTGACCACCACAAAGAATGGCATCGGCACTTTGTCACCAACGAAGACAGTTCGTGTTTGATCAAGATTGCTGGACCCAATATTGACCTACTTGCCCCCAGGGGATCAGCCAAATCTACTGTCTTAGGTTTGCTTACGGCTTGGGCTATTGGAATCCACACGACAGCAAAACTTCCACTACAAATTCTGTACCTTTCTTATACCGTTGATATTGCTCGTTCTAAATCGGCAACCATCAAACGTATTATTGAAAGCAAGCGATATCAAGAAGTTTTCCCAACCGTACGCCTACTTAAAAACGTAACAAGTAATGAGTACTGGTCCATTGACCACAAGTTTGCTGGCATTGACGTAACAGGTGATGAACAATTTACTTTGTGTGCCGCTGGACTTAAGGGTTCAGTGACATCCAAACGTTCTCACCTGGTAATGATTGATGACGCTATTAAGTCTGCTGCTGATATTGCTAATCCTGACATACGTAAGACAATGCAGGATAACTGGAACGCGGTGATCTCACCAACGATGTTTGAAGGTGCCAGGGCAATCTGCCTTGGTACTCGCTTCCGACATGACGACATCCATTCCACCACATTTAATGAACAAAACAATTGGATTCAAATTGTTCTGTCTGCTATCCAAAACAACATAAGGACCGGGGAAGAGGAATCCTATTGGCCGGATATGTGGCCCTTGGAATACTTAAAAGAAAAGAAACGGCAAGCACCAATTGCTTTCTCGTTTCAGTATATGAACCAAGTCATTAGACAAAATGAACTATCACTGGCGCCAGAACTTATTGTCAAGGCGGAAATTGCAACAGAGTTTGATGCCCTGGGTATTGGCGTTGACTTGTCTGCGGGCATTAAAGAAAAGAATGACTACACCGTAATGATCTTGGGTGGTCGCATTGGCGATCGCATCCATATTATTGATTACCGCAGGATACGCGTAATGGGTAATCTAGAAAAACTAGATGCCATGAAAGAGCTGCTCAATGATTGGTCTATCCTTGGGAAAGACGACAACAATAATTATTTCCCAACTTATTCGACGTGTGATATCTGGTCGGAAGCCGTCCAGTATCAGGCTTCTCTTGAGGCAGATTTCAAACGCGTTTGCCTTAACAACGAAAACCTTTACAACTTAATTTGGCATCCAGTGAAAGGATTTCGTGCAGATAAACTTGCACGTTTCCGAGGCATCATGGGAATGTTTGAAGATCGTAAAATCATCTTCAACCGTTTCAGGAACTTCACAAATCTCTTCGAGGAACTCACGAATTTCGGCGTTAGTAGTCATGATGATTGTGTAGACGCTCTCGTGTGGTTGGTTACGGGATTGGCTAGGAAAGGCCAGCTTCACCTCGATTACTAAAGTCTAAAATAGTAAAAAGAACTTCAGTCGTGGGACCAGAGTATTTAGCTGTGTATATTACGCTTGGGATAGCAGGCGTAACTGGCGGATCCTGGACCGCCACTAAAATTCTAGGACGCTTTTCAGAGCGTGCAACACAACTATTTACCACAGTAAAAGACCAGGAAAGAAAGCTGGATAACCTGGAAGAAAAAGTCAATAGGCTACCGTTGGACTACGTGCTTAAGGTTGACTTCCT